ATGATTACTATTGCTTGTGGCGAGGCTGATACTTGAAGGATATGCATCTTAAATAAATAACCTTTTACTTTGGATTTGTTTGAAAATAGAAAAGGGGCTTGCGCCCCTTTAACTATTCTGCCTTGCGGTAGGTTACGAGTTAGAACCCACTACAATCGTTTCAACTGCACCTGCAAGTCCTGCGAATGGATTGGCAACGGTAGCACCTGCGATGAAGTTAGCAGGAAGTTGCTCCTGTCCCTCCATTGTCAAAGTGTAGCCCGATAGGTCACCCATAGCAGCACCAGTTACAATCGTTCCACCTGTTACTTCGGCTCCGTAGTTCAGACCCATCATAAAGGCGTTGCCGTTGTAGTCTTGAACGACCACATAAGGCCGACCATAGGCAAGCAACTTCAATTCTTTGTTGTCCTCCTTTGTCAGTTTGGTCAACGTCAAATTCAAAGTCTGCGTGAAGAAGGTTGTGCCATTCTCACGGCTTGAGTTAAAGGTTTGCTCAAAAGAGCTATTGCCTTTTACCAAGTATTGGTAAGCAGAGAAAGTACCACTAATGTTGGTAATCTCATCGTTGGTGAGGGTTACCGTACCCAAGTCACCGAAATCTACAAAGTACACGGCATAAATGCCACCTACTACGTCTTTACAGGGTACTGCCCTGCCTTTTGTTAAATCACAAGCCATTGTTTCTTTGTTTTATTAGAATTAAAAAAGAGGGCGAGGACATAGCCCAAGCCCCCTCTTGATTTACATTAACTCGGATTAAGAGTAAAGGACTACGTCAGAACCGATTCCGTACTGAACTCCTGCGAAGAAGCGAAGGATTACGCGGACATTTAAGCTTCCGTCAAGGTCGGACATGTCAAGGACACGCACTTCGTTTCTTTCATCAGCCAAACCGCAGCCGAAGAATAGGTTTGAAGATTCAGCAGCAACCATCTTGTTTGAAGGAAGACCATTTGCCATAGCAACGCGGATGCCATCAAAGAACAAGTCTCCGTTGCCGTACCACATTGTGCCTTTGTTGTCAACACCATTTGCTCCAAGACCAGAAGTTCCGAATCCACCTAGCGCACGGACATAAGCCTTTGCGACATTCTGTGGAACGTAGATGGTCAAGTCCTCCTTGCCGTAAAGGGCAGAAGGGATTGCATCAGCAACTTTACCAAGCTCTGTGATTACGTTAGCAGCAGTCACGGTTGTAGCAGTTACGTCAATAACGTCAGAGTCAGCAGTCATCAAAGAAAGGAATCCAGAGAACTCACCTGCACTTGCAGCGTTTCCGTTCCAAATGTTCTGCTCAATCTTCTGTGCAGTCTTTGAAGCAACGTGTGCAATCAAGAAGTCAGCAAAAGAAGCGGGGATGCTATCGTAAGCAGAGAAGCCCATCTGACCACCAATCCAAGAATCGTAGTAGTCTTTCTTGCAAAGCTGCAAGTTCACTTGGAATGCCTCAACCTCAAGAATGCGGTCGGTCAAAGTCAAGGTAGAAGTTGCATCAAAATCACAAGTGCCATCTTTTACGATGTCATTGGTGTTCACCTTCTGAAGGGTGGTGCGGTAGTTTACGTTTGGAAGAATCTCAATGAGTCCTTTGTCAAGCGTGTTAGCAGAAAGAAGTGCAGCAGAGATATACTTCTGCGCAAAAATGCCTGCATAGTTTGTGGTGATTGAAGTGGTCGTAGCCATTTTTTATATTTATTATTTGTTGATTCGTGCAAGGACTCGGTCAATCGTCTTTTGGGGGCGGTTTGAACTCATCTTTTGGACTTGCTTTGTTTCGGGGTTGTGCTTGATGGCTTTCGCAGCAGGTGCGGCAGATAGTTCTGCTTTAACCGCAGCCATCTCCTCCTTCTTGGCGTAACCGCCCATCTCCTCACGCATTCCTTTCATCTCCTCACGCATCATTGCAATCTCCTCAAGAACTCTCTCAATGATTGCAACAACCGCAGGGGCTTCTTCTGCCATTGGCATATCAGCAAGTTCGGTAGCTGCTTCGGCCTCAACCTCAACTTCTACCTCCGCTTCAGCGGTGGCTTCTTTAATTTCAGCGATTACGCCTTCTTCGGTGATGACCAAAATACGGTTATCAGCAAGTAGGTGTTCGCCAATAGGAGCAGCAACTCGGTCTTCGCCACTAATGACAAACACTTCGTTACCTGCTTCAAATGATTCTGCCTCAAGAACGGCTCCGTTCTCAAGTGTCATTTGCTCGAACTTAACCTCGCGGATGGAGGACAGTTCAGCAAGGATGCGGTTAAGTATATTATTCGCTTTCATATCTAACTAATTAAAGGGGTTTTGATTATTTGTAACATTTTTAGAGGTCTTGCCATAGAGTATTTGTGGACTCCCATAGCGTGTTGATGGTCTGCCACTCCTCGCCTCTTATCCTAACGCTTATGCCTTGACCTACTAACGAGCCTATCCCTTGCGCTTGCAATGAGCCATCGCAGCAGGTGGACTTGTAGGTGTTGTCTTTGCATAAGCATCCACGATTGCCACCTCTCGGTGATGCAACGGGAAGTTTCATTGGTCTATACATTCTTTAGGTCTTCTTTATGGTATAGGTATTCGCTATCTTCTGTATGCTCTGCGCCTGTCATCAGCCTGCCGTCAGCATCTTTATGGGTGAGACCTGTGTAGAGTTTGCCGTCTGCGGTGTAATGGGGTACGCCTGCCGCAAGATCAATCTTGCCGAGTTCCTTGAGTTTGGATTCTGCCCAACGCTTACCTGCAAGACCTCCCCATAGTAGGAATGATATTGTGCCGCAGGCTTGCGTGTCATTCTCATCGTAGTATTCTTCGGCTCTTGAAAGGTAAGAGTACATCCGTGTGATGGTCTCTACGCTTACAGGCTTGCCCTGTGCTAACTGCTGCGCTCTTACTTTACCGACAGGCGTTGCACACTTATTGCCGTTCTTCTCATTTAGTTCAATACCACGCTTGGCGTTGTTCTTCACCGCATCGGGGTAGTCAGAATACGAAGCCATCTCGGTGCGTGTTCCCGACTTCTTACGACCATCCCTTTTTATTATAGCAACAATCTGTGCAAGCATCAACGCTGCTTCCTGCTCCTCTATCTGTGCCATCTCTTGCTTGGCAAGGTTTAGCTTGTCCACGAAGTACCCCTCAATAGAGAAGCCTTTGACCTTTCCTGTCTTGACAAAGTTTGTCCAAATTTCGGGGTTGTTAACTTTCATAGATACCATCCAAGTGCCTACGGGTAAATCAAAGCCGTACTTCTTGCTCTTGTCATGTACGTCATCTTCTATTATCCAAGACTCTACAACCGTGAGGCCGTTGATGCCCACCTCGTGTTCAAGCGTAGCGTTGTTCTGTTTGGACTTCTGAAAGAACATCTCGCTTGCTTTGCGGATGGTGGCTTCGCTGAAGTACACATAGAACTCCTCTTGGCCTTCGGCTCGGTAGATGGGCTTGTTGGGTACGAGTGCTGCTCCCATAAGGATGCGCTTCTCATCGCTCTGCGTAGCGAACTCCACCCTTTGTGAGTTGAGGGCTATGAAGTCCTCCTCAATAGCAGGATATTCTACAAGGGAGATGGCATCAATGCCCGTGAGCAGCATTGATTCATCAAGTATTAGTTCAATTAGTTTCATTATCCGAATGTTGCGGTTCTTACTCTTTGGCGTTGTAGTTGTTGTGAGGTCGTTACATCCTGCCCTACGACATAAGCACGGATGGGTTGGCTAAACTGACCGCCTATGCTTTGTGCAAGTTGGTTCACGCCACCCTGTCCGACTATGTTAAACTGCGGTGGTTGTGATGGCGCGGTCGGGGTAGATGTAGGTGTTGATGGCGTTGAGCCGCCTCCCGTTGGTTGTGCGCGGTTAATGTCACGAATTGATGCAACGGTTGTTGCTGCAAGTGCTGCCAACTGAATACCACGATTGATAGAACCAAAGGGTTCTGGTAGCGATGTGCTATTCTTGAAGATTCCGACTGCTGCTTGCGCTGCATCTATAAGCACATTTGCTGATGCTACGGCTTTGCTATTCTTGAATAATGCACCAAGCGCACCCTGTACCGCATCAATGGACTGATTAACCATTGCGGCCTTTGAGTCTTGCGCTGCCTTCTCTAATGCAGTTGTAGCATCCGTTGTCTTTTTTGTGATAGCAACAATCTCTGCTGACTGCTTCTCCTCAAGAGCAAGTCTCTGCTCTGCCGATAGTTCATCCAACTGAAGCAAGGCGAAGTACTTATCACGAACTGCGTTTATCTCACGTTGTTGGTCGGTGAGTAGCATCTCGTATGCCTTGTCCAATGATGCGCTCTGCTGCAAATCAAAGTCTGATAATGCCTTCTCCTGCAATGCTGCAAAGGCTTCTTCGGCCTTTATCTTCTCATCGGCTGCTGCTTTCTCCTCTGCCCTCAATCCCTTTACTTCAGTACCAAGTCTTCGCTTGCGAGCGATGCTCGCCTGCTCTAACTCCAAAACACGAGCCTCTGCCTCTGCAATGGCTACCAACTGCTCCTCGTTTACCTCCGATATTCTTGACTGCGCTTTAAGAGCTGAAAGCCTCAACTTTTGGTTTGCTATTTCTTTGGAGGCTACGGATTCTTCTAACGCTCCTGCTCTCTCTACCGCAGCGATACGTTCTTCTGTGCTTTTCGTTAGGTCATCAGCAATGAATCGTGCCTCCGCTATCTGCTTGTTGGCCTTTGCACGTTGTACGATTAGCGCACGTTCTGCATCTTCTACGTCATTTAATAATCCTGCGACTCTTGCTCCCTCTTTGGCTGCTGCTATTGCTGACTTGCCGAGTTCACCGATTGCATTGACTGCACCTGCAACCTTGTCGGTGACGTTCTCAACTCCAAGCGCAACCTTGCCTGCTGCATCGGCTGCGGTCTTCGCTGCTGCGGAGAACTCACCCTTTAACGCAAGACTGATTGCTTTACCCAGAGCAGGAAGCAACTCAAGCAAACCTTCAACTCGGTTAAAAATGTTTTCTTTAAGGGCGTTGCCAAAGTCAATCAATGCTTGCTTCGGGTCGCTGAAGGTCTTAAATAATGCTTCTCCAAGCTTAACAAGTACATCTGTAAGTTTGCCAACGACTGCACCAAGTGCGCCCATAACAACCGCTAATGCATCACCACCACGCTCGGTGTTCTTAAAGTAAGTGACAAGAGACGTTACTGCGACTAGCAACGCACCCAAGCCAGTTGCGATGATTGCTCCTTTGAGTGTGCCAAATGCTTTTACCGCACTACCAATGCCACCCTGCAAACTCTTGAACGCAGATACTGCACCGCCTGTACGCTTGTCTAATGCCTCAAGGCCGCTACTGATAGCCTCGTTTGTCTCTTTGGCTTTGGTCTGGGTCTTGTCAGCCTCTATCCCTACGGCTTTAAGCGCAGCAATAGCGGATGTGGCATCCCCTTTAATCTCAATTATTTCAACTGCCGCCATTGTAGCTTAATATATTCGTTCCATCCTTCGGGTAGTTTGTTCTTGCCTTTGGCGATTTCAACGCAATCACCTGCTCCAAGCCACTCATCCGAGTTTAGTATTTCAATTAAATAACTTAAATATCCTGTCTTCATACTACGTTGAGGAGTTCAAATGATGCTTTGCCTGTGGTCATATTTAGACTCACGTTGTTTATGACGTACTTGGTGTTGTTCCAAATGATTGCATTCTGAAGGTTCAGCGTTATGATTTTGCCGATGGGCAAGACCGCTTCTACGTTGTACACCCTTCTTGCTTTCGAGTATAGGTCGGTAATGTAGTTTGACCACTCGTTGTTGTAGAGGCTTTGGTTTACCGATTGCAGGTGGTATGGGTCTATGTCTGCGCCAAACGTAATTGCGTGTGATGAGGCAGCACTTTGGTAGCGGTTTGACGTATTAGCATACCAAGCGATGTTCACTTGTTCGTGAGTGCCATCTGCATTTACAAATGTTAAAGGATTTGTTTCTTCAAGGTCGTAGTTATCAAAGTAGCCATAAAACAATACGGGCGCACCCAAGTATGGGTTGAATATACCATCCTCGTTTGCTTCGCTTGTGATGCTTTTGTACACGAGTACGTTTGTGAGAACTCCGTTTGCTTGGTCAGTAAGCCTTTCAAATAGCGGACATTCAAACGGCACGTCAATAATAAAATCATCGCCATCAAAACTAAAGGTGTTGTTCAAATCCCCAAAGCCTACGTTGTTTGTCTGTAAGTATTGAAATCCAATTATTGCTTGGGTCTCTTGGTACTTAAATTCAATCTCCCTGTAAAGGGGTGGGCGGTTCACGACATACTCCGTGATATCAAGATAGGTCTGATAGTTTTGGGCGGTTCCTGCTGCGTACCAATCCTCCAACGGCTGAAGCAAGAAGCTCGTTGATGTAGTTGGTACAATCACCATATTGTACATCTTCAGAATCCCTGCCAAGAAGTCCTTTACCTTTATTTCGGGCATTATGTCCGAAACCACCACGTTGAAGGAATAGCTTGCTGATAAGGTTTGGTCAACCGAGAACTCGCTTGTAGCAGTTATAGAATCAATACCCGAATAGTCCGTGCATTGGTATGTCATTGCCGTAGGGGTCTGCGGCCTAATAAACAACTGCACCGTATCGCCTGCGGCAAAAGACAAAGCAGCCATTGTTGTAGTTACAGAAGATGCAGCGTGTGCAGGAACTAATACAGAAAAATCAAAAATCCCATTACGGAATACAGAAAGCTCATAGTTTTCGCTTACGTCTTTCATTGTGATTTGTAAGTCGTATGGCGCATCGTCAGGAACAGTCCAAGTATCGGTTGTTAAATTGAACTGCGAACCGCTACCCGTATTGCGATTCATATTTATTAACTGATAAGCAATGTCGTTGCCACCTGCAAATAGATACCCCTCGTAGCGATGCAGCCATAGCGACAAATCAACAAACGGAGTAGCAGACAAGAATGAACCTGTAAACGTGATGCCGTATTGGGCTGCTATTGCATTAAGAATAGATTGAACCTTGAGCGCGGGCTTTAACTCGTAGTAGCGGATTCCACGCTGACCTGCGCCCCCCGAATGATGAGCGATATTGTTTTCGTTATTAGCAGCACCACCACTACCACTCCGATAAAACCAATTCTTTACAGGGCTGCAAAGCGGATAAAACAAGCCTGTGTCATCATTGGTGGTTAGCTTATTAAATACCACAGTATCGGTGTACTCGTGGTTGAACTCTGCAAAGTCAACGTCATACAGATAGTCCTCGCCAAACAAGTCCGTAAGCGTTACCACATCCCCATAGAACGTCAAGGTGTAAGCATACGGCTCCGTGCCTTTCAACTGCACGTTCTCTACCTCTATCACGCCTGTGCGGAAGGGTAAGGAGTTTATTTCAATTCTTGCTTCTTGTCTAAACCTGCCATCAAAAGTATTGACTACACTTGTAGTACTTGCGCCCGAATTCCAAGCCGTGTTCCAAGTATTCCAAGTGATACCTATGCTATTCCATACAGGGCTGCCGCCCGTCTCGGTGGTGATTAGCGACTCCGTGATATTGGCGTTGTAGTAGTGCTGAAGTATCTCGTTATTTCTTGGGCTTGCAGGAATAGTGAATCCCTGCGTGAAGTCCGTGAACACCTTTGAAATATCCTGCACGTTCTGCACCGAGAGGTTGATGCTGATCTCCTCATCATCAAAGATGTCTAGGCGAAAGCCATTGACGTAAATATCAACCTTGTTCATCGTACCAAACTGCGCTCATCAAATCCGAAGTCAAAGGACATTGTGTAATTGATAAGCTTTG